CAATTTTTCACCCGAACATCTCGTCTGTGTTGGTCAGGGCAATTCCTTCGGACTCCAGCCAGTATTTCACCGCGTCAAGCCACTCAACCATTTGTTTTTTGTTAAACGCACTGCTAACCGGGAACTCCATCGGCTCGACCATCAGCTCGCGCTTAACTGGATAAGGCAAAGGTTTAACAATGCGGTCGTATTTTTCCTTGGAACTTTCCGAATCCCGCCGAAGTATCGGCACCCCGAAATGTAACTTAGCGTAGCTCCGGTACTCCCAAGCTTTCATCGATCCCTGTTTCTCAGCATCCCTGAACCACTGCCAAACCATCCGATTCTGCATCGTGGATCGGTCCTTGCCTGCTGGCTTGATGCTGACCTCCATCGCCTGATCAAAATCAACTTGCTTCAGCAGCGTCCAGAGCTTGTCCTTTTCACTGGCATTGTGGATGACAATGTGCAGCTCTTCGGCGGTCAGCCGGTCTGGTAATGGTAAACGTCTGATATTGCTCATGATTATACCTTAATGAAAGTGTGATGGCATTAGTTCTGGCAGATTTACTGGTGCCAGATCCCGACTCTTCTGCTCCCGGGTCCGAAAGAATCCATCGTGCTCGGGGTACTTCCGCATAAACGCTCTGGCGTAAAATGCTCGGTAGTTGTTGTTCAGCTTAAAGCTGGTAACCCCGTCACCACCGGCATCGATTTCCCAGCGGATCCGCTCAAAGATCGCGCTAACACTGTAATTCATAAAACCCCGGTTGATCATGTCAAACGTGAATCCGCAGAACAGCCTCCAAACATCGGGGTGCTTTCGATTAAACTGAATAACGTCCTGACGCATTTCTTCATGTCGATCTACCATCCTAGAAGCTCCGCTAAGGCCTTCCTAGCCTCTCCCGGCTCAACCCTTGGAAAGACCTCTGGTTGGACAGAACCCGTCTCACAGACATCGTAGTGACGCTGAGTGATCGTATATGACCTGCACTTTGGGCAGATCGGCAGACCTTGAGGCGGCTTCTCAGCAGACGCCTGTCCTCTGCACAATTTCTTAAACTCACCGATCGTCGGAGCAAACTTTGGAAACTCATCGGGCATAATCTTCAGCGCAGCGTCGATCTTGTCCTCGCTGAAGCTTTCAAGGTGACTAAACCAGAGGCGCTTGGTTTCAGTCTCGTTTTCGTTCTTGAGAAAGGTCGGGTAGGTAATCCGTAACATTGCGAATATTTTGTTCACCCGGTTGAGCGATGAGTCCATCTGCCCACGAGTAGTCATCGAGGAGTTGCCTTGCTGTTGGTTGTACATGCTTTTCTTCCTTTTCTTCGTACACGGTTTTCCAGCCCTGAGCATTAGCCTCTTCAATCATGGCGGTTGCTGACTGGCCTTTTGATACAAACTTTTCAATGCGGTTCAACAAAGTGTTAACACCTCGGCTTGAATTGTTTGCCTTTAACTTTTTTCTAATCCCTAAAAATTCATTCCAAAGATCCATCTCGACCCCAAGCGCATTTATGCGCGCGGTAGTTTCTTTTTGGTTTACTTTTTCTTCTGTATCTGTATCTGTATCTGTATCTGTATCTGTATGGCATTCCGACTGTAATGCGACCGCATTAGTCGTTTCGTTGATTTTATTAGGTTTTTTAGTTCCAGAATGATCCGGTAAGTTCCACCGTTTGTTCGCGTTCTCAACATTTTTTTGAGATTTTTGTCGAAAAAGTTTCAATTCTTCGCTCAAGCGCGGATTAAACCACTGGTCATTATCAAGGTAAAAGGCGCCATCTTCAGCAAATAAAACTGCTTTTATCCGCTTCCATTGAGATGGCCTGCACCGCAAAACATTGCAGATCCAGCGATCATTGTTTGGCAATCCGCCGCCCATCTTCCAAGCTGCTGACAGCAACCGGATGTAGGCACCTTCCTGCTCAAGTGTGTAATTGAAGATCTGATGACTGTCCAACCAGTCGGTCGGATAAAACGGAAAATACGGACTACTTTTCGACATTACGACCTCTATCTAGGTATGTCTGCGTATGCAGGAGTAACTGTACGTTGCTCTACGTCCGCAGATGAACTAGAATAGGCATCGTTAACCTTGCTGGATAACGCTCCGCCCATCCCTTTGTGGGCATAAGAAGGCCCCCTCGTCGGGGCTTTTTTATGCACGTTCGAAAACTTCTCGATGAATAACCTCAAGCTTTAACAGCTTAAAATCCTCGTCGATTGAAACCAAAAGTTCAGACCCGTCTTTTCTTGACCGATTCCGAATCTTCTGCTCCGCAACACCCAACTCTAGGCTGATTCGCCGAATGTTGCTGTTAAACCGTTCCATGTAAACTTCGATTGGTAATTGCATATTTGTCACCTCCTGAGCGGATCCTAGCACCGAATTAATTTTAAAAAAAGCTTTTCTTCGGTTAAATTTTCATTTAAAGTTAGATTTCCAGCAATTTAAGAGGTTAACAACATGCCATTAATTTTAAACCGCCGTCATTATTACTATGATGAAACTCAAGAGCCTTGGTACGCATTGTGGTGCCACTATGAGCAGCTTTGTAACGTCAAAACAGTAATTCAAAACGACGATCACGGCGCTTGGTTCGAAGGAATCAAGGCTCGTTCCAGAGCAATTAAAGTTGCTTCAACCGTGTTGATCAAGCAGTTCCCGGAGTTCTTCCAGTGGATCGAGTGGAGCCTAGACGATCTAACCGGCAACGGATTCCCCATCTGTGATGATTACATTGATTGGCACTGGGGCGACCTTGGCATACCAGAAGATTTTGAATTTAAGTTTAATTCAACCCAAAAAGAGTTCACGGAGAACTACGCATGAAGATGAGCGAACAAATTAACGAATTGGCAACTGCATTAGTGGTTGCCCAAGGTCTTATCCAGAACCCGACCAAGTCGGTTAAGAACGACTTTTTCAAGTCAAAGTACGCGGACCTAGCCGGTGTGATCGATGTGGTCCGTCCAGCTTTCACTGAAGCAGGCATAGCCGTCATACAAGCGCCTTCCACCGGCGCAGACGGTGAGATAGCTGTTACCACTACCTTAGTTCATACCAGCGGTCAGTGGATGTCAGATCAAGTCTCAATGGCTATTGACCCGTCAGCCAAGAACCCGGCACAGGCTGCTGGATCCTTGATTACCTACCTCCGCCGGTATTCTTTAAGTGCATTTGCCAATGTCGCGCAGGAAGACGATGACGGCAACAGTCTTGCTGGTAATGTAAAAGCTGTTGAGCAGAAAGACGATCTCGCCGAGTACCAAGCTGTCTGCGCTGAGAACAACTCAAGCATTATTGCAATCAAGGCAGGCATTGCCAACGGTGACCTGTCTTCAGCAGCCGAGGCGTGGTTTGAGCTTGAGAACGAAATTAAGGTAGCACTGTGGCGAGCACCGTCGAAGGGCGGCTGCTTCACAACAATCGAGCGAGATGTAATCAAATCAACTGAGTTTAGAGAAGCAAACCTAGGAGTAGAAGCATGAGCACAATCGGCGTTAATTTTCAAATCGATCAAGACAAACTGGATGAGTTGCGGTTTCACAAAGGCAAAAAAGGCACCTACGCCAATTTAGTTCTTTTTCTCAACAGCGAGCCTGACCAGTATGGTCAGAATGGTGGGATTAAGCAGGCTGACACTAAAGAAGAACGTGACGCTGGGATTAAGCTGCCGTTTGTTGGCAACGCTAAAATATTCTGGAGTGACAACCCAGATTTCCAACCGGTCCGGGTTGAACCAGCTCAAGAGCCAGCAACCGACGAGTTTGATGACTCAATCCCATTTTAAGGTTCCACATGAAACAGGAGAAGAAGATGTCCAGCAATAATAGCAACACGAATTACACCGGCGATGATTACCGGATCCTTTTTAAAATGACAGAAGAGGGTAAGTCTACTGTCGAAATTGCAAAGGTTTTGAAGCGCGATCTAAAAGGGATTTACAACATCAGGTCTAAAATTCGGAAGCAGTTAAGTGTCAAAGCTAGTAGGCGGATTGAAAAGGCTGATCAAAAACCGAAGCCGGTTTTAAAAAGGAAAAATGTAAAAGCTTCTTACCCGCCTTTTCCGAAAACAGGGTTAGTCAAACTGGCACAGATTATTGGCGACCCGACTACAGTTCCACCGACCTTACCTGTGATCCCGATTAGCCCGTCGAGCTGGTATAAAGGCTGTTCAGAAGGACGCTACCCTAAGCCGGTTAAATTTGAGGACCATCAAAAAGCCAGCAGTTTTTGGCGGGCAGAAGACATCCACAACCTGATTGATGGTATGGCTTCAAAAAAAGATATAGACGATGAGTCCAGCCTTAAAGATGTCATGAATGAGCAGGAGTGGATGCCACTCTGGAAAAGGCTGTTCAAATGAACTCCTCTTCAACGCTCCCCATGAAAAAGGGTCGCCCTCGGATCCACAAGATCAGAGAAAAGCTTGGCCTGCCGGGGCGGCCCAAAGCCACCGGCATCTTTGAGACCCGGGCAGAGTTTGAGTCTGCTTGCTTGGACAAGCACAATCAGGGCTGGTCGCTGAGGCGGATTGGCGCGCGGTTTGGTAGCTGTTACCTGACCGTCAAACGCGCCATTTTTGATGCTGAAAATAATTCCTAAAACACTTGCAATCTTACTGGTAAGATGCGATTATTTCTTTGTCGGGGGCGCTTGCCCCCATAACCAAAGGAAACACAGATGAACTTAATCCAGCAAATCGAAGCAGCATTCGCAGAATCAGACGCACAGTCTATTGCAAACATCCCAGCTCAAGTTGAGCAGATGAACAAGTTTTATGATGATCGTAAGGCTGAGCTTGAAGATCAGATTAATCTGAACCGAGTTGATCAAAGAATCGTGGTTCGACAGAGATTGATCCGAGAATTTAGCCTTCAGTTATACACTGAAAAACAATCTGGCCTAAGCTATCAGATCGAGCAAACAGAGAAGCGTACCCGCAATACCCACAAAGCGCGAAACAATAGAATCGCAGCGAAAATGGAAAAGGCTGGGATCACAAGCATTGACGTTGACAACTTTAAAGTTGTTTACGGCAAGAACTTCGAAGGTCATTGGATCATCGACGGCTTCAGGGTAAAAATCGAGGTTATCTTCGCTGGCGGTTACAACATTCAGTGTTTACATCACCGAGTTTTAGTCAACATCAAACCAATTAAGGCGGCGGCGTAAGCCGCCCAAGGGGAGAGAGCAATGACAGTAAGAGCGAACATTGATTACAGAAACGGGTACATGTCTTCGGAGTTTATTGAAGGCATGGCTCGCCGTTATTTTGGGGACGATGTTGTTAACGCTTTGCCGCGTTACGTTAGAGGAAAGCGCAAGGGTCAGCTAAAAGGTTTCCTTCAATGGCAAAAAGTTGTCAAAGGCGGCTGGGTTAGCGTTTACGGAGCGGCTGGCAATGGTTACGTTGAGCGCAGGGTTAATCAAGTGATCAGGGTTGAGTTAAATTTGCCAGAGTGGGGTGCAGAGCCTACACCAATTGCAAAATGGGAATGGGAGCACGATGTTGATCGTGATTCAGCAAAAGTTAAAACCTACGAAACAAAAGCGGCTTAGGCCGCCCAAGGGGAGACACATGAAAGTCAGAATAGATTGCACATTAGAGATTGATAAGAAAATAATCGAAACCTATATCGACGACATGGGCAATCAAGAATCTATTAAAGAGTTCGTCGTTTTTTACATTGTGACCGGCGGGGTCATGTGCCTTGACGAAAGCATCAGAAATGCGATAGGCGAGCAGCACCAAACGTCAATCGTGAAGTGGGATCTTGGTGCGGGGGTGGAATAATGGAACCAACCAGAATTGAGTTATTGGAGGCTTGGATCACAATCCAAAAGCTTCTGCAAACGGATCCGAAGCTTGACGAATATCACAAGCAGATTCTGCCCGATGTTCTGAGCCTTCTGAACCACCGTCAGGACAAGTTAAAGGGGGTCGAGTGATGGAAAACAATTACTATGATTTGTTTGAAGATAATTGGTATTTAACTGAGGTCTTTCATGACGAAGATCAACCAGATGGTAATCGTTGGATGGTTGCCTTAAAAAATAAAGCTGAAGAATTAATCTATTGTGAAAATCATTATTACAAGTCTGACGCCGTAAGAGTTGCAAAGAATTTTTTTAACAACAACCGGTGCGAAAAAGTTGTAATTTTCAAGAGGAACAAAGAAATTGAATTTTCAAAATGTTTGCACAAGGTTGAATCTCCATTTCAAAAACTTGACCCAACACAAGCGGGAGATATTGCTCGGCTGTTAACCACAATTACGCTTAACTCGGACAAAATAGCTCGGATGTTGGTTGAAAACGAATTTTCTTTAAAAAAGTTAAATTCGGAATATTACGAGTGCCGCGTTGCAAAGGACGAAGCAATTTTAGACCTTGAATTTCACCACGGTATTTCTTTGTCAACCTTAGAAAGAGTTAAACAATTTTATAAATCTGATGTCTATCAATTAAAAATGTCCTGCAAGCAGAGGTGGTTTGCATGAAAAAAATTAAACGGTTTGCGGGGCTTGTAGTGGCCCTGCTGTTCATCTGGCTAGTAAGTTGGGCCGGTAATGCAGACTACGAAGAGGCACTGCGTCAAGAGCGCCAGTACGTCGAAGATGTCTGCTCAGGATTCAGGCCAAACTGGAAGGATCAACAGGTAACATGCAAGGAGGATTAAAGTTTATGAGCCACCCAAACAATAACAGCCATCAACGAGCCTACAAGGATCGGATGGTCGAAAAAGGTTTTAGGCAGCTAACGATATGGGTCCACGATGACTTGCGTGAAACTGTTAAACAACAATTCAACAAAAAGGATCCAGCCAGTGACACTGAACGAACTTAAAAATATTCTGCGAAACCACCAGCCAACGTGGAATCACATCGGAATTTTCTGTTTTGGGTTTGTCATCGGAGCAATGATTCTGTGAGCAAGCTAACCCTAGAACTCGATGAGCGGGACATGGATATTGATTCACTGCTCGACATCGTTCGGACCCAAGAGCAGATCTTGGACACCCTTGAGCAGATCCTTGAGGTTCTCAATAAGACCAGTGCATCGGGGTAGTCTCACGCAAATCAACGTGAACGAAAGTCTTGGCAGTGCCCACCCCTGAAAATCCCATTGCGAGCGCATGTTTAACAATAATAAACCGCTGCGCTCCACCGCTAACCGCAATATCCGCAGCAATCCCCAAGCAGTGCTGACCCGGCTGAGACTTGTTTATTTCTGCGCTGTGGGTCGGATCACGATACCCTGACGTTATTACGAACGGAAAGCCGCAAGCGTCTCTGAGATCATCTAAGGCGTGTACAAACGACTCTTGGATTAGGTTGTTGCCGGTTTCTTTGCAGGTAAACTCTGACAGGTCATCCTTAAAGTATTTGAATTTCATTTGTCTCGATTAACCCCGGAGTGCTTTTCAAAAGTCCGCAGCCCACC